AGCGCAAACTGGCACATATTTAATTAAGGCGGTTGATAAATTTGGTTTCTATTCAGCAAACGAAGCGTCAAGCGTTGCACTGGTAGATCAAATTGATTTGAATGTGTCTGACACTTTAACAGAACACACAACATTCACTGGCAGCAAGACAACTTGCGTTGTGGTTGATGATACGTTGCGACTGGACACGACCAATCTGTTCGATAGCGTGGCTGGCAATTTTGACGATGCAACTGGCTTATTTGGTGGCGGCTTGGCAAATATTGCTTCAAGCGGCACATATGATTTTTCAAATTATATTGATTTGACGGCTGTTTTCACGGCGCAAGCATCCGCAACGCTTAAATTTACGCAGTTTTCGCAGCATACCGGCACACCGGCAACCGCCGCCGCAGACGTTGAATTGTATGTAAGCACCACGCAAGATGATCCGGCTGGTTCGCCAACGTGGACGGCTTACCGGCAATTTGTGGTCGGCAGTTACACAGCAAGGGCTTTTCGGTTTAGGGCTATATTGACAAGCCTTGACAGCCAAGAAACACCAGCGATTTCAGAACTGGTCGCGCAGATTAAACTGCCAACTCGCACAGAAAGCGACAATGATATTCAAAGCGGTGCTGGTGCAAAGGCAATCACGTTCACAAATGCGTTTAAGGCGTTGCGTGCGGTGTCGATTTCTGTTGGGGATATGCAATCTGGCGATTATTATGGTATAACAAATAAATCAGCAACGGGTTTTACGATCACGTTTTTTAATAGCAGCAATGTGGCAGTTGATCGTTTATTTGATTATGTTGCAACGGGGTTCTAAATGGCACAGCACGATTATGTAATTGAAAACCAGACTTTTCCAGCAACGCGCACAGATATAAATAATGCGCTTGGGGCGGTTGTTAGCACAAACGCAGGGGCGAGTGCGCCAAGCACGACCTATGCTTATCAGCTTTGGTATGACACCGGCAACGATAATTTAAAGATGCGTAATGCCGACAATGACGCTTGGATCACTTTGTTTTTATTTGATCAAACTGCGGATACAGCCGAAACTGCGGCTGGTGGCGGTGCTGGATATTTCGATGGCGAAAACGGGGCGACCGGCGACACAACTAATGGCAAAGGCGATATTTTCCGCGTTCACGAACAGGAATTAAACACTGATGTGACAATAGCCGCAGCCGATAATTCGCTTTGTGCAGGGCCACTTACAATAGGTTCGTCAACGACACTGACAGTCAGTGGCAATTTAACGGTGGTTTAAATGGCTAGTATTCTTAATGTAGACCAAATCAACAACGCGGCGGGTACGTCTGCTGTCACGATTGATAGCAGTGGTAACGTGCAGATTCCGGGTCACGTTCTGCAGGTTGTTAACACATTAACCAACACACGAACAACAACAACAAGCACCTCTTTTGTAAGTGCAACAGATGTTGTAGCCACTATAACACCAACTTCTAGCTCATCAAAAATATATGTTTTGTTTAATATTGCGTATCGCTCCTACAACAGTAATGGTAACGATGCTATTATATTTATCGGCATTTCAAAAGATGGTGGAACTACCGTTTTGGCTCAAAATAGGCTTAGGTCGTATGATTACGGTGGTAGTGGTTCAATTGTAGAATCAAGCGTGTCTGCCTCTTTTCTAGATTCACCAGCTACAACCAACGCACTTACATATCAAGTGTATATTAAACTCACTAGCGGTAACAATGCTACCATAAATAATGATACTCCAGATGCGAATAGTAGCGTTACTCTTATGGAGATTGCACAATGAGTACGCTCTATGTTGATACAATCACCGAAAAGACGAGCGGCAACGGTGTGCAGATTGCTGACCTTGTGCCAGCAGCGGGTAGTGTAATTCAAGTTGTTCAAGGGACAGTTGAGGCTGCAGCCTATTTGGCGTCAACGTCATTTGTTGACACAGGCGTTACCGCAACCATCACCCCAAGTTCAACAACCAGTAAAATTCTGGTCATCACGCAGCACGGCTGGACACATTATCAAACAGGCAATGTTGTAACCACATTTTATTTGAACGTGCTTAGAGGCTCAACTTCTATTGGTTCTAAAGCAGGCACCCAAGGGGGTGCGGCAAGCACAACAAATTATTTTTATGGTGCATTGGACGGCACACTGCACGTTCTCGACAGCCCCGCAACAACTTCAGCAGTCACTTACAAAACTCAAGTTAGATCAGGTTCAACAGCCAATAATGTGGAAATGAAGATTTCAAATGGTAGTGGCCTGTCTAGCATAACCCTAATGGAGATTGCCCAATGACGAGTATTCTGAAGGTCAATCAAATCCAAAACACGTCGGGTACTACTGCGCTGACTGTTGATAGCAGTGGGCGTATCCTTACACCAGCTAGACCAGCGTTTCGCGGTTTTGAAGCCTATCTGACTACTGATTTTACCACTGAAACAATTATTACGAATTACACTGAGGACTTTGATATTGGTAGCTGTTTTAATCACACTACTGGAATATTTACTGCTCCCGTGACTGGAATTTATCAAATTAATGTGCAGTTAGATATGGGTAGTTCTACGGGTGGCGCAACGCAAACTATATTATACCTTTATACTGATGGGGTTCGAGGAACTGGCGTGAATGGTGATGCGCTTCGCAATGACCCTCAAGGCGGTCAGGCAGTTAGCGCAACTATGTCTCAAACAAAAAGCCTTACAGCAGGAACAGAATTAAAAGTTAGCTTAGTAGTGACCGCTGATACAAGCATAGCGGCTAACTTTGTATTTAGCGGATTTTTAATAGGATAGGAGACAGATATGGCATCAATATCAGAGGCTCTTACCGAACTAGGCATCACCGAATGGGTGTTGCGCGGTGAGCCAACCACAGAGGCTGAGTTTAACGAGATGTTTCGCAAAGTCACTGGCGCAGACGCTAATGGTTCAGCCATCGAAAGCAGCAACCCAAGTGAATGGGGAACTGATTGGTCAGCCGTCAGCGCAAAGCAAGCAGAACTAGCCGCAGCGGAGCCGATGAAGTTGTTGCGTGCAGAACGTGACCGCTTGATTGCTGAGACTGACTGGTGGGCGTCTAGCGACCTTACAATGACCGCCGCGCAAACCACTTATCGGCAAGCATTGCGTGACATTACAGACAACGCCACTAGCCTTGACGATGTAACTTGGCCGACAAAGCCATAGGTGATCTATGAATGAAGAAACAAAGGTCGTTGTTGACGTTGCCGCTGGCAGTGTCACTGTCACAGCGATGATGGATATTGTGCCGGAAGCAACCGCCTTGCTAAGTTTGGCTTGGGTCTGCGTCAGGTTGTGGGAAACCGACACAGTTAAGTTTTTGACTGGTCGCAAAGACGATGTTTAAAGCAATCGTTTTGGCTTGCGTAATAGGCGCACCGACTGATTGCACAGAATTTCATTCGTTTATTTACAGTGAAACGCGGGAAGCTTGCCGATCTCGCGCTATGATTATGGCAAAAGACATTGGGAGTATCGCGAACTTGATGCCGACTAAGTGGCGGTGTCAGCCTTTAAAAAAGGGGCAGCTTACCAATGGAACCGATTTCAACCGCGTTGGCGGGTATCTCGCTGGTTAAAGCCAGCGTTGACTTCATAAAAAGCAACATATCCACCGCGCAAGATATCGGGCAAATCGCCGGTCAGATTGATGCGATGTTTACCGGCCAAAAGCAAGTGCAAGAGGCCAGCAACAAAAAAACCGGTATGGGTCTGGCTGATCAATTTGGCGTGCAGTCTGTTGCCAAAGAAATGATTGACGCAAAGCTGGCAGCGGAACAGGTTGCCGAAGTTGCGCGGATGGTTGACTTCAGATTTGGTCACGGCACTTGGGCTGCAATACTGGCAGAACGGCAAAAGCGTATCCAGCAAGCCAAAGAAGCGCAAGCAGCGCAGCGCAAGATAGAACGCGAACGCCAGCAAGAGATGTTTGAAAATTTCAAAGTTGGGGCTATTGCTGTCGGGCTGGTTGTGGTTATCATTGGGCTGTTTATCGGCGTATTAACAGCAACGGCTGGTGTCATTGTTAAATAGTGCGGTCACAATTGGCTTAATGGGGGAATATCTTGCCGCAGCGGCTATTATCTCGATTGGAACGCATAAAGTTTCATTGTGTCAACAGACGGCTGTCGATCTGGTGGCTTTCGATGCTGATAGCTACCTGTCGGTGCAAGTTAAAACTGCGTCTCTTATTAAAAGACCAAACCATTCGCCGTCCTATCAATTTCAGCTTTCGCACGGCAGCAAAGTCAAGCGCAAGCACAGTCCAAGGGATTTTGATATATATGCTTTGGTTGCCGGTGATCCATCGCACAGACGTTGCTTGTTCTTGCCCACCGCAAAGTTGTGCTTACAAAGTACGAAGCGACTGCCGCCATCGCGGTTTACGGCTGAAGCGGAAATTGAAAGCTGGCATAAAGCGGTTGATTACGTTTTGGAGATGAGAAAATGAATATGGATCAATTACGGGAAGAAATAGCCAGCGATGAGGGCGTGCGGCTAGATGTTTATTTGGATCATTTGGGCTTGCCCACTGTTGGCATCGGGCATTTGATCCGCGAAGCTGATGCAGAACACGGCAGACCAGTCGGCACGCAGATCACGCCGGAACGCTGTCGGCAGCTATTCGCGCTTGATATTGCTGTCACTGTCGAAGATTGCCGGTCGTTGTTTGAAAACTGGGATGATCTGCCGGAGGAATGTCAGCTAATCTTGGCAAATATGGCGTTCAACCTAGGCCGCAGTCGGCTGGGTCGTTTTGTCAAGTGTCGTGCAGCCATAGCTAATTATGACTATGACGAAGCTGCAACGCAGATGGCAGACAGCAAGTGGGCAAGGCAAGTGCCAAATCGGGCTGGCCGGTTAATTGATAGGATGAGGGCAATCGAATGTTAGCAGTATTAGGCAAGATATTAGGGTCTGGTGACGTTATTCAGCAAGGGATGAAACTGATTGACGATATGCACACCAGCGATGAAGAAGCGATTGCGGCCAAAAGCAAGGCCAAGATTGATCTGATGAGTGCATATGCGCCTTTTAAGATCGCGCAGCGTTATCTTGCACTGATGTTCGGCATCACGTTTCTTGGCAGTTATGTGCTGGTTCTAGCTATGACAATCAGCGGTCAAGGCGATCCAGATGCAGTCACAAAAGTAAT